CGTATCCGCTTTTTCCTTCAATTGCATCTGACCAAATATCATAAAACTTGTTTTTACCATTTGGTGTAGAAGTAATGATGACCTTTGCATTAGGGTCAGCGGTGATTGTTGGAAATACTGCACGATAAAATTCATCTAATTTTGCAGGTTCAATATGTGCAAACTCGTCCATATACAACAAGTTAACAGATAAACCGATACCTGATTTTTTAGTTGTGGTTCGAGCAACTACTCTACTATCGTTATCAAATTTAATGTTTCCGGAATTAATTAACTTTATTCCAGGTTTCATGAAAAAAGGCAGACCTTCAAGAGTAATTTTAAACTTATCTAATAATTCTTTAGTTGTTGTAAAATTATCAGCAACAATAAGTGAGGTTTTTTCGGCATGAAAAAGAGAAAACCAGAGTATAAAAATAGCAGATGTAACCGATTTACCAATTTGTCGGCTTGCCATTAGGATATTATAATTGTTCTTTTGAAAAGAAATTAATATTTGTTCCTGAAAGTCTCGAAGTCCACCTGCGTCTTTAATAAGCATTGCTCCACGATTTGTTTGAATCATGCAATAATTATATGCAAAATATAAAATATCCTCCTTACAACGTTTTAATTCTTGCCACTCCTCTGGAGTATATTCAAATGGTAGACTTGCACGTTTAAGATTAATGTCATTGTCTTTAAATGGAGAGTTATGTAAACCTTTAATGTCTAGACCGTCATTTTCAATACTGTCTAAAAGCTTATTGATTCGAGCGGTCGTCCAAATTGAAGTATTGGTGTCGTCGTCTCCTCCGCCCATTGCTGAAATTTTACGGGACGTAAATGCCCCACGGGTACTCATTGCATCACGCATAATATTAAATCATTTGAGTAAGATCAATAAAGTCATCAGTGTCGTCTGATGGAATATCGATATTACGGTCACGCATTAATTCTGACTTTTTACTAGGATTTATCAGGTCTCCAGCGATCCTTTCCTTCTTATTTACTGGAGAGTCTGCCTCTGGTAATTTTTTAACCATGTTTTTAGTGCCAATCGTAATGAAATATTGACCCTCCTCTGGACTAGAATCAACATGTTCAGAGTCAGCATTTTGCGGCTTATTATTTAATTTTTGATAGGTCTCCTCAAGAAATATCATGTAATTTGCCTGCATCTTTGTAATTGATGCCATTTTATCTTGAAGCTGGCCCATTACCTCAATTAATCGCGGATGAGTGTTACCAGAAGTAATTTCTTCCATTACTTTCATGATGGTAATCTTAATTGTTTTAAGCTGAAAGAAAAGATTTGAGATATTAATGGTATCTAATTCTTTCTTGTGTTTTGCATAATCATTTTCTTCAAAGACTCCGATATCTACGAAATTTTTAAATAGTGAATCGGTTATTTCTCTAGCCTTTTGGGTAAATTGATTACTCATTTGCTCAAAATCATATGGACTCTCCGGTTTTACCTCCTTAGAAAGAGTATTATCCAGCACAAGGTCATTTTGATTTTCTTGGCCGATCGAGCTCAAAAGAGACTGTATTTCATCGCGAAGGTGACGTCGATTTTCTCGACTCATTCCTTCTTTTTCTTTAGACATATTATTTTATTTTAGATTCGTATTTATCGAGCGCAGGATTTGCGCTAATCTTTATCTGTTTTACTGCCTCAACCCATTCATAAACGATACTATTAATTTTTGCTAAATATGTATCTAGCAAATCGTTTATTCCAAACATTTGGCTTGAAAGAGTCCGTTTTAAGATTTGATCCTTATAGTCAAATCCAAGGTGTAAACGCTGTTCGCGTCTTTCATAAATTGGTCTATAAATGCTGTCTTTTATCATGGTTAAGATATTTTTGGTCTAGCAACGATGTCTTTTATTTGGATATTTACTGGCCCTAGTGCATCTTCAGTAATTCCTTCGGCATACACGTTTCCATAACGATCGGTAAATCCTCCTCGAATAATTGGCAACTCATTTTCTTCGGTTACAATATCGTTAAATGAATCTATACCGATATCAGTTGCGCTTGGATTAGTAGTCTTATAAAGTTCATTCTTTTTTGACACAATTGTAACTGAAACTGAATCTACTCCGTTTACCTCTTCAATTATTTTAATCAAGTCACTCTTTGGAATACGATTTCTACGTGTGTTTTGAATAAAAAAGTTTCCTAAATTATTAAGAATGTCCTTTTTGATAATTGAAGTGTCAACATCATCAAAAACGATTACCGTAACATTAACTACATAATAGCTTGGCACAGGATCGATAATTTTAATATCGGTTGAGATAAGCTTTGAACCCGACTTTTCAATGTATTGTAAAAGCTGATTTTTTTGATAATCGGTTAGGATAAAACGATTAATGCTTGCATTAAAATAATCTTGGCCAGTGTTAAAAGTCTTGCGAATGTCAGGTACTAAAAATAGATTAAGTACACGGTTATCAAGTTGATCTAAAAAGACATTAATTATTGAAAATTGCTTTAATCTGCGCAAAAGTATTTCATAGTGATCTGCATTTACTAAAGCAAAACTCTTTGAAGTACGTGGCGCAATCTGACGTGTCAAATTTGAATCTTCGGCGTTTGCTCCAAAGAATGGCGCATGGGTAGTAGAGATGGTCACATAAGCAAGCTAAATCCGCTGTCTACAAATTCAAATTGAACTTTACCTAAGTCATTTGTTCGAATATTTCCATTTACTCCTTCAGTCACCAAATATTCAACAACGATCTCTGCTCCTCTAGGAGGAATTTTTCCAAAATTACCGTTTCCAAAAAATATGTCAATTCCGCTAGTTATTCCAGTCTTTACTAAGAACGCCTTTTCTCCGCGAGGCATGTCTAAAATAGATTCATATTTTCTCCAGCGTTCTCCATTAACATAAACATTTACGAAAAAATTATCTACGAAAAAGTTTTGAGGGCTGCCGATTGAAAAGCTATCCATTGGAACTCCTCGTGAAATTAATTTTTGGGATTCCACGATGCCTTGACGAATTTGAAGCTTTACTCCATTGTCTTTTCCGCCTAAAGAAAATTTAACCTCATCCTGTGGAAGGTCTAAAATGTAGCTAAATCCATTATTTAAACAGGTGAGTTTAGTAAGGTTCGCAATGATTACAGTATCAGTAGGAGCGTCAATTGCATCGCTATTTGTAGCTAAACTAATCTCTCCAACTGCGGAGACTGCTCTACTTGGGCTATGTCCAGCTAAAGTTGCAAGTGAATATACTGAAGTAAGACGAGTCGCTTCAAGTATGTTTAATTCAGTAAGCGCGTCCTCAATATAATAAAATACCAATTGGGTAAGATTTTCTACAACTAGTAATAATTGCCCAAATGGGGAAGCTGAGGTAAATATTGTTTTACTTTGAGCAAATCGACTGGTCAGATAGTCGACGGTCTGACTCATTATCTCTTCAATGTATATGGAAAGGCGCTTAAAAACCTTATACTCTTCGACTGTCGCTGCCATTTTTAAAAGTTTTATTTTTATTATTTATACTTGAAAAATTGATTTAGTATATTTTCCTTAAATACTAAGATAGATAAAATTATTATAATTTATTGAAATAGTATAATTTGGGCCATACTGGAATTGATTGGCGATAGGTTCTTTGACGTGATGCAGGCAGAGTTAGATGGAAACTCTTTAATCCCCTATCAAAAACGTAAATGGCAAAGTTTACAACTCGGAAGACATGATGTCTATCCCAACTTCAATTACTCGCACAGCGGTAGCTGAAGAAGTTGAGTGCTTAATGGCTGCTTAACTGGTGGCGCGGCAACTGCCCACATTAAAAAAAGTTGCAAATGGTGAAACTTAATCAATTAAGGAGTAAACCTGACTGAGCGATTAAGTCATTAAAAGAAACGCACAACCTAGTTGATTGGCGGAGGCAATAGTCACAAAGAAACCGCATATTTTGTTTGTTTGGAAAAAATAAAATAAGCCTGTGAACGAGCGCAATTTGCAAATCGAACAAGACTCGGGTTCGAATCCCGAATGGTCCACAACGAGAACTTTTTTAAAAGTTCTTAGTATAAATAAAAAAAATAATTAAAAAGGAAAAATGAAAAAAGCAATCTTGTTTTTTGCGATTTCTGCAACCGCTATCTTGGCTTCATGTGGAGCTGGTGAAGAAAAGGTTGAAGCTCCTGCTGCAGATACTGTAGCAGTTGCAGTAGATACGATCGCAGCTGTAGTAGATACAGTTAAAGTAGCGGACTCTGTAGAAGTAAAATAATCTGTAGGGACATTAAAATCGATGGGATCCATTTTTGGATCCCATTTTTTGTATAAATAGAATAAAGAAGAAACTATGTTTAAATCGCTATCAAGTAAAGAAATTTACGATAATTCATATCTTTCCTTTTCTTTTGAATTTTTCAGCCCTTTAAATAAAAGAGAAGCCGCTGCAAAAATCGCAAGAGCAGTAGGTAAAAAAGTAAAATGGTTCAATGAGTTAGAATCTAGCTATTTACCAACTCACGAATCATTTAAACTTGCACCGACTTATTCAAATGGGTACAAAGAATCTACACTTACCTCAGGATTTCTTCCATACCAGGAGGCAATGCACCTTTTCTTAAAAACAATGAATGTCATTGATTCTATTGGAACGACGAATCGTCGCTGTGGAGTAAACGTTAAGATTCGACTGGATGAAAGAGCCTTAGGGTTACCGGCAGGGGTACACAAACTTAATAAATTAAAATATCTATTAGGTTTAAATGAAGCTCGCCTGTTTGAACTATGGCCTCCAGTAAAGGGAGAGCGAACAATATTATATCAAGATCAATTTAATTTTATCCAA